AAGAACTCTCTTTAAGTTATCTTTGTCATATGAACAAGTATATCTCCATATTTGTTACTGCCGCTACTAGCTATACTCAGTATATCATTGGTAGCAAAGTGAGTCTTGTCCAACAGGATAGTGTCACTAGCACAACGATCTATTTCACTAATGCCCATTCCTATGTGGATTCTGCAAGTGCAGATGTTACCACAGGAAAAGTAGTCATTACCCACGCTGATGATAGTACTGCTAATTATCCTCTTAAAGATGCGATAATGACGGCAGTATTAATAGTCAATGCCGAGGGGTTTGATGATAGTAGCCAGATGGTGGATATGCCTACTATTGCGGGAGTGCCAATAACGGTGACGGCAATAGTATTCTCGTAAATAGGGAGTTTTGTAAACGAGACTCTTTTTTTTTATTATCTTTGTGTAAACGATGCCTCTATGATAAACGAAGTGAGAAACACGGTAATGGCTACCCTTAATAAAGATAACAATGGGTATATTACGCCAGAAGAATTCAATCTTTTCGCTCGTCAAGCTCAATTAGAAGTGTTTGAAGAATACTTTTATGACTTCAATGCATGGACAAATAAACAAAACAAAAGGCTATCTAATAGTGGATATACTGATATCCCTAAACAACTAGAAGAAGTTATAGATACTTTTTCTCGTACCTCGCCTGCTCTAGCAGGAGTAGCGAATTTATTTACCTTACCGACAGACTGGTATTACATAAATGTGGTTCTCTATCAAGGGATTACCCCAGTAGAGCGAGTACATCATAATAAAGAGCAGTATCTATTAGCCTCTAACCTAACGGCTCCCAATCTTTCCTATCCAGGTTATACTATGAATGGGGCCACTACAACTCAACCAGGAAATAGCATTACGGTATATCCGGCAACGATTTTGAATCCCGACATTACGATAAAGTATGTAAGATATCCCCTCGATCCGAAGTGGACATTTAATGTGGTAGGAGGTTCACCCATCTTTAATATCGCTGCTGGGGATTATCAAGACTTTGAGATGCCGTACTCCGATCAGACTACATTAGTATATAAGATATTACAACTCGCCGGGGTGAATATTAGAGAACCAGAAGTAGTACAGTTTGGAACTCAAGAAGAACTCATTGAAAATCAAGAAGAAAGCTAATGGCATATATATCAGCATATCAATATTATACGGCAGGGACAACACCTCCCAGTAGCACTAATTGGGGGTCTTACCAATATGTTGGGCTTACCGATATTGTCAACAATTTTATGTTAATGTATGTCGGTGATGACAAACTAATAAACAATTTAAATAGATACAATGTTCTCTTCCACGCCAAGCGTGGCATTCAAGAAGTAAATTATGATGCCCTACGGAGCATCCGAGTATTAGAATTAGATGTCTGTGATGATCTGAAGTTTATTCTTCCTCCAGACTATGTTAATTATGTTAGAATATCCGTAGAAAAGAATGGGGTTTTATATCCATTACATGAGAACACGAAAATAAATTTCTCCACAGCATATCTTCAAGATAATAAATGTCAGGTGATGTTTGATCAGCACGGAAATGTATTGGAACCAGAACAATCAGAATTAGATAAAGCTCGACAAGCAGGTTTGGGACAAACGCCATGTATGATTCCTGGAGCCATGTATGGGCAGTATGGATGGGAGGTGAATGGATTATGGTATTTTGGATATGGTTTTGGATCTGCGTATTTTGGTCTTCAAACTGAAGAGGCTAATATAAATCCATCTTTTAGGATAGATAAAGCCGGAGGGGTTATCAATTTTAGTTCCGGAGTTAAGAATCAATTGGTAGTATTAGAATTTATCTCCGATGGTATGTATAATGGAGATGATACACAGATAACCATTAACAAGTTAGCCGAAGAATATTTATATAGTTATATAAAATGGGCAATACTCGACAACAAACTTGGCATTCCCGAATATACTGTGAGGAGAGCGCAGAAAGATAAGATGTCTAACCTGCGAAATGCAAAAATTAGATTAAGTAATCTTCATCCCGGTAGGCTTTTACAAAATTTACGGGGAAGAGCCAAATGGTTGAAGTAGATGCCTAAAATTATACGGAACTTTATAGCGGGAATAATGAACAAGGATTTGGATGAACGCCTTATCCCTAAAAGTCAATATCGCCACGCTCTTAATGTAAGCATCGGAACCTCCCAATCGTCTGATGTGGGAGCCGTAGAAAATACCAAAGGAAATATAAATTTAAGTAGCTTGTTTAGTTCTGGTGATAATGCTCTAGCAATTGGAGCAGTACCAGATGAGGCTAATAATAAGATCTATTGGTTCGTAGCCTCAGATAATTCCGATTATGTTCTAGAGTATAGTGCAATAACTGGAAGTACAACTATTGTCCTACAATGTAACAAGCCTAGTCCTACCACCCCTAGTATTTTAGGATTCGATAAAGGCTATGTTATAACTGGAGTAAACACCATTAGAGGATTAATGTACTGGACCGACAATTTAAATGAACCTCGTGGCATTAATATCGATACGTGTATTTCTAAGACCACCACGCTCGGAGCTGATTGGGGAGGTGCATTAAGGGAGAGTGATATTCTGGTAATAAAAAAGCCACCTTTACATTCTCCTACTATCGCCTTGAGTGATAACGGAACGGCACAGAACAACCTATCAGAGAAATTCCTTTATTTCTCCTATCGATTTAAGTATGCCGATAATGAATATAGTGCTATGGCTCCATTTTCGGCAGTCTGTTTCGCTCCTCTTATTTATTTTTATGACTATGGAGTAGGCAATAACCCATCTATGGTTAACAAGTATAACCAAGTAAAATTAACTTTTGGCTGTGGTGATGATAGCGTAGAGGAAGTACAACTATTATTTAGGGACACACGAAATATAAATGTAAACGTAATAGAGTCTTTTAAACGAGAGAGCCTAGTTAGTAATCCTACATATAACTATAATGGAGGGGATAATACGGCTCAATTTGATTTCAATAACAACAAAGTATATACTTACTTGTCTCCAGATCAGTTAGGAAGATTATTTGATAATGTTCCATTAGCCGCCTTGGCCCAAGAACTAGTGGGTAGCCGATTGCTCTATGGCAATTACCTACAATTCCGAGACTTAACTTTATGTGATGGCAATAAGATAAACTTAAATTATGTCGTGGACTTTACTCCTACGGCAGGGACTTTCCCTGATCCACAGCAAAGTTTTCGTAGCGATAGAGATTATGAGATTGGCATCGCCTATCTCGATGATTATGGGCGTATGACTACCGTCCTTACCTCTGATGAGAATACGGCATATGTAAGTCCCGACTTTTCCGATTTTAGCAATGATTTGACCGTAACCTTTCCTGCCGGAAGTCAAGCCCCATGTTGGGCTACCTCATATAGATTCTTTGTAAAGCAAGATAAGGGTGATTATTACAATATATTCCCTATCACTTTCTTTGAAGACGGAATCTACAGATGGTTCTTATTGCCGTATCCAGAGAAAGATAAAGTTCCTGTCGATGGCTATGTTATTGCCAAGAGCAATTTAGCCGGACCAACGCATAGCAATCAACAATATAATGTATTAGAACTCACGGTTAAAGGGAAAGATTTTATTAATAATGGCAACTATCAACCCCCTGGTCTATATATGAAGATAAAGCCAGATGCCCACCAATTTTTACTTGCCAACACTTTTCAATATACCTCATTAGGGCGTGGCTTTTCTGCTACGGCATACAAAGGAGGGTGTAGTGAAAATTCGGTTGATTATTATGGGGCAGCAAGTGCGGGTAATCTTTATGCTAGTGACCCTATATATTATGGAGGACCACTAGGTTCGGCTCAAGGTACGTTAATTACTTTACAAAATACATTTTGCGGTGGCAATTGCAATTATGGGGAACCTACCCGAGATCAACGATTCATTATAGAGATTGAGCCTAAAGTGATGGTGGCAAATGTTCTACAACCCCATACATTTAAATATTCGGTATTTAGAGATGGGGGCTTAACTACGGTGGCATCTAATCAAACTATAACTCCTCAAGTGCCGTATGCTCTATTAAATGCTCCGAGTGGTTCTCATGTTGCTACGATAAAATGGGTAACGCCCACAGCCGATCCCGATGCAGGAATGACCACAGGAGACTCGTGGAGGATAAATTGTTACGGCAATGGCATCATAGGGCCGTTTGGTGGCGATATGGCGTGGCATGGCTCTACTCAAGGCAAAGATGATACTGCCGGAGGCTTTGCTATTATCCCAGGGAGTGGATGGGCAAGTACTACGGATAGGGCGATTGAGGCAGGAGCCATCATTAGCCTAAAAATTAATGAGTCCTATACTAGTAGTGGTAACAATTCTGCCGCCCAAGCGACCCAAGATTTTATGTCTACGGCACGATATAAAAATATAGAAGAATGGTTTTATGAAGATAAGATATATCTCCAATATGTGCAGTACGATGATACCTCCAATATGGGAGCAAAAAATGTGATATTCCGACACGGACAGAACTGGCATTGGGTAACGCAAGGAGGACAGATGGCAAACCAAATAGATTGGACATCTGCGACTGGACCATCACTACCAGCTTTTATGATCATAGGAGGATTTGGGCAGTCACCAGGAAATAATTGGACTAAGAAAGGGGCGTGTACCCGTAATTTTATATCAGTAGATTTTACTATCCAACAATCGGATACTCCAACTATATTTGAGACGGTTCCCAAGGAAGTGGATAATGATATTTTCTATGAGATGGTAGACACTTATCCTATAGATGTAAATCACTATCATGGAGATACAAGTGGCGTATTCCAAACGGCAGTTGCTCCCTTAACGATATCTTTAAATGATGCTAGTGATCCTAATGGTAATTTCAATTCCTTTTCTTTTGGAAATGGACTGGAAAGCAATAGGATAAAAGATGCATTTAATCAGACCACTCTACAATATAGCCCTAGAGCCAATACTATTATTGAAGATTATAGGCAGGAAAGGGTAGAAGAGGGGCTTACCTATAGTGGTGTATATAGAGATTCTTCGGGCATAAATCAATTGAATGAGTTCAATCTTTCTAATAGCAACTACAAATATC